GATCACTTCCTAATGGAAAGTGGTGGTGATATGAGTATCACCAACTCTAACAGTAACTTCGGTAATACATCACTACATGCTATTGGTCATAAAGGATTTGCCTTTACACAGGATAAAGGTGGATATATTACTGATATTGTTCCTCCACAGGTTGTAGATACAACTACTGGAAATATCAAGAAGAATGCTTACTATACTATTGATATTCCAGCTACCAAAAATCTTAACAGTGCATCAGACCAGACTAAGATCTATCTTGGAGACGATGAAGCATTTAATCCAGAGACACGTGTTGCTGCATCTATTGATGGATTCCGTATAGGTGCTAGGTCAGATGAAAAGTTATATGTAAAATTAATTCCTAGATCTGCTGGAAGTAGTAATATTTTCGAGGCAACATTATCTCCTAATGGATTTAAGAAGTTTAATGCTACTGCAACTATTCTTAATCCTACTGGTATTACAATTAACAATAAGGATCTAGATGCTGCTGATCTTATTGAAGCAAACAAAGAGTTTATTGCTTACGAGGCATACGGATATATTACTAATAAGTATCCATACCTCTTAGATAGAGAAGGTATTGATATTGTTAAGTGTCGTCGTGACATCGGATACCTACTTGATGCTACTATTCAGGATTTAAGACTTGGTGGTAACATTAATACTATCCAAGCTGGTGAATCATACTATGTTGGTAACAATTTATCATACATTACATCAGAACTTACTGAAACTCTAGAAGGTTACGATTACGCTAGAGATCTTGCTATTGCATCCATACGTAACTTCACATACTTACGTACTGGTTCAGAAACTACTGCTGGATCTTCTATTGTTGACATTGGTGATACCAGTGGTGTTGTACAGGGTATGACAGTTGCTGACTATGATCCTACTCAGTTTACAGACAACAAACTTAATGCTGGTGCTTCACGTCCTGCATCTCCAGTTATTCCTGATAACACATATGTTAAGAGTGTTATCTCATCAACAGAGATTGAACTTGGACAGAAAGCAACATTCTCTAGCAAGAAGGTAATCTCTGATCGTAATGGTGATGCTAGAAACCTATTACTTTCAAACAAACTATTCATTGCTGCTGAAGCATTTGATAGAATGGTGTTGGATTTCCCAACATACACTTCACCATCAGGATATGGTCCACAGGATTGTAGGGATGACTTAGTTGACATTGTTGAAGCAATTGCTGAGAACACTGCTTATGGTGGTAACGATGAAGTATGGGATGCTGCTTATCATTATGACAGTGGTGCAGTTCAGTATATTTCACAGAAGAAAGAAGAGACCATTCGTGCTATTGAATATGCCAGAGATATGTCTGTGCAGATCATGCGTAATGAGAAGTCATTCATCTTTGGTAGTCATGGTCTAACTCAAACATATGATAATACTGTCACTTATGAACCACCTGAAGTGGTTAATGACAGAAATGGTGACGCACGTAATTTAATACTTGCTAACAAGCATTTGATTGCTGCTGAATCTGTAGAGAGAATGTTGGTTCGTTCTTCTACTGCTGAGTTTACACCAACTGATGCTGAGTATGATCCAGCAACAGGTGATTTGACTCTTGATGTTCAGAGTCATGGATTAACTGCTGCTAGTGCTATTACAGCTTCAGATGCAAGTTATAATCCCGAAACTGGTTGGTTGACTATTACATCTAATGCTCATGGTCTAGCTGCTGGTAGTAAGGTTAAGATTGAAGATGAATCATTGACATTGACATGTTCAATGGATGGTGATGCTTCTACTCATGTATATCCTAGACCATCTGATCCTATTAGTAATAAGTGGGTCGAAGTTGCTGAGGCAGATACAAATACATTCAGTATTGATGTAGGTAAGTCTTTATTAATTGGACATGATGTAACTGCTGCTGCATATGTTCCTGCTACTGGATTGTTGACTGCAACTATTCCAGGTCACCAGTTAAGTGAAGGACAGAATGTAAGAATTGAAGATGGAGCATTTACATTTACATGTGCTCAAGATAACTATGGCACACAACATGTTTATCCACGTTCAACTGATCCAGCATATCAAAGTTCTGTTAAGATTGTATCAGATGGTTCCAAGCACACAGTTACTGGTGCTGGATACAACCCTGATAAGGGTACTATGGAATTCACCCTTACAAATCATGGATTTGAAAATGGTGATAAGATAAGAATTGATGACAATGCATTAGTCTTTACTTGTGCAATGGATAACAATGCTACTGAGCATTCATATCCACGTAAGTCTGACCCTATCAGTGGTAAGTGGGTTACTATTACAAACAAAACTAACAATACTTTTGAAGCACATGTTGGAACTACTGGTGCGGTAACATATGATCTTACTAACGCACTTTATGATCCTGCAAGTGGTGAGTTAACAGTTAGTGTTGATGGAAACCATGACATTGATGTTGGTGAGAATATTAGATTTGCTGATAATGCATTAACATTCACATGTGGTATGGATGGAAATAGTTCTAACCACACATATCCTCGTACAACTGACCCTGCGTATAATACTGGGTTAGAAGTTATAGGTGTTGGTGGTAACTATGATATTTCTAATGCTAACTACAACCCATCTACAGGTGTACTTGAGTTCACTGTTGCTAATCATGGATTGACAAATGGAGAACTCATTAAGATTGCCAACAACTCTCTAACATTCACATGTGGCATGGATAGTAATGCTTCCGAGCATAAGTATCCACGTGCAACTGATCCTTATTCTGGTGATTGGTTATCTGTCTATGATGTAGCACAGAATTCATTTAAAGTTCAGATTGCAGATGCTGGATCTAACGTAGAGTTTACTCCAACTGATGCTTCTTATGACCCTGCAACTGGTGACTTAGAACTTACTGTTGGTGCTCATAATTTATCTGTTGGTGATGGAATCGTCATGGATGACGGTGCTGTATCCTTCACTTGCACAATGGACAACAACCAAGTTGCTCAGTCATATCCACGTGCAAATTTAGATAAAGCTTCTGGAAGATCTCTTCCAATTACATCAATTGATACAGGTAAGTTTACAATTAATGTAGGTGCTGCTGGTTCCAATAAGAACTTTACTCCTACTGGTGCAACATACAATCAGAACAATGGTGAGATGGTTCTTACTGTTGGTCAGCATGGATTGCGTGTTGGTACTGACATTACACTGAAAGATAATTCATTAACATTTACTTGTGATAAGGATGGTGGTGCTACTCAGCATTCATATCCTCGTCCTGGTACTGACCCTTATGCTGGTAAGTCTATTGCTGTTACAGCAGTTGGATCTTCACAACATACAGCAACTAATGTTGCATACACACCTTCTACTGGTGTTATGGTTGTTACTGTTCCTAGTCATGGATTCTCACCAGGAGATTACATTCAGGTAGCAGATAATTCTATTACATTAACATGTGAACTTGATGGTAACGTAAGTCAGAAGACATATCCACGTACCAACTTTGATTCACTTAGCAACAGATGGGTTCCTATCCTATCAGCAACTACTGATACATTAACTATTAACGTTGGTTCTTCTACTGATAACTCAGTACATACATTTGTATCTGCTTCTGCTAATGGTATCTTAAAGCAAGACGGAACACTAACAATTAATGTTGGTTTCGATGCTGATCCTGCTAACAGATATGCTCACACATTTGTATCTGCTCTTACTGATGCTGTAGAGTATGAGCCTCAGTCAGCACATACATTCGTATCTGCATTAACAAATTCAGTTAAGCATCTACCACAGTCTGCTCATACATTTAAGAGAGCAGCTAACTATGCTATCTCTAAGAGAGGTGGTGACATCACAGTTAATGTTGGTAAGTCTCCTATTGTAGAGTTCACACCAACTAATGCTACCTATGATCCTAACACAGGATTGATGGAATTAACTATAGGTAGTCACAGTTTAACTGCTGGCACAAGTGTTAAGGTTGATCCTAATTCTCTCAAGTTTACTTGTGAGATGGATGGAAACTATAGTGTCAAGTCTTATCCTCGTGCTACTGACCCTGTAAATGATACTTCTATTGAAATTACAGCAGCGTCAGCTACAACTATTACTATTAATGTTGGTCAATCTCCAATAGTAAGTCACAATGTTGATGATGGTTCATACAACCCTGCAACAGGTGAGATGACCTTGAAGATTGGCAACCACAGTCTAACTGTTGGTGAGTCAATCAAGATTGCTGATGGTGGTGTAACATTCAGTTGTACTTATGGTAATGTTCCACATACCTTTATCACTGGTGCTGCTGGTGGTATTACTGCTGATGGTAGCACAGCATTGACAGCAGCTTCTGGAACAACATATGATCCTATCACAGGTGAATTGGTTCTTGAAGTTGGAGCACATGCTTTGAATGCTGCTTCTACACATACAGTAACAGATGCAACATATAATGCTGCAACTGGTGCTATGGTTGTTACCATTGCTAATCATGGATTTAGTAATGGTGATAGAGTTAAATTTGCTGAGGGTTCCATATCACTTAACTGTGCTATGGATGGTAATGTTTCTACTAAGACATACCCACGCAGATCTGATCCTACATTCGGTAAGTGGTTACAAATCTCTAATGCAACTCAAGATTCATTCTCAGTTGATGTTGGTTCATCTCCATTAATACAGCATACACCTACAGGTGCAAATTATAATCCTACCACTGGTATAATGGAACTTACCATTGGTGCTCATAGTTTGACTGTTGGTACTGCTGTTAAGATTGCAGATAACTCTCTAACATTCACTTGTGCTGAAGATAATCATCAAACAACACATACTTATCCTCGTACAACTGATCCATTCTCTGATAAATCATTTGCTATTACTGATGTAACTGCTACAACAATTAGTGTTCAGGTACTAAGTACAATCCCATCTACTAATGTTACAGCACACTTATTTGTTTCTGCAACTGCTGACTGTGTTACATCTGGTGGAAACTATGCACATACATTTGTTTCTGCAACTGCTAGTGGTCTTAAGAAAGCAAATAGTACAATTACATTTGATCAGGATGCATTAACATTCACTTGTAATGCTGATAACAATGCTACACAACACACATATCCTCGTGCTGGTGATCCATTCCGTAATGAAACACTAGGTTTAGATTCTGTCACTGGTACAACAATGACAGTATTCGTTGGATTCTCTACTGGTAGTCAGAGTGCTAAGTCTTATCCTAGATCTGCTACTGAAACACATACAGCTGCTGCTGGTACAACATATGATCCAACTACAGGTATATTGAGTGTAACAACTGCTGCTCATAACATCAAGAATGGTGACTATGTTCAGTTTGCTACTGGTGCATTTACCTTCACATGTATGGAGGATAATAACAGCACCAACCACACATATCCTCGTGTAACTGATCCAGTAAGTAGTAAGTGGTTGAAGGTTTCTAATGTAACTGGAACTACATTTGATGTACAAGTATTAGATGTCATTCCTTCTACTAACGTTACTGCTCATACATTCATAACTGGAAGCAACAACGGTATTACTTCTAAGGTTGACAGATCATATGATCAGGCAATAGAAATCACTGGTGTTACTGCTGATACTATCACAGTTAATGTTGGACCTTCAAGCAAGACTACAGACGTACATACTTTCGTATCTGCACTAGCAGGTGCTGTTAAGTCTGGTGGTGGATATGTCCATACATTTAAGTCTGCTGATGCAGGTGCTCTTAAGACAGGTGGTAACTATCTACATCAATTTGTATCTGCTACTAGTGGTGCTTTAATTTCTGGTGGTAACTATGCACATATATTTGTAAGTGCTGTTGCTAATGGATTAACAAGATACGATGGAACAGTAACTTTAGATGTTGGTACATCTTCTAACACTACTGCACATCAATTTGTATCTGCTATACCTAATGCAATTACTACTGGTGGAAACTATGCACACACATTCATATCTTCTAATCCAAATGGTATTAAGAAGGCTAATGATCGTATAAGAATTGATTATGGTGCATTGAACTTTACTTGTGACATGGATGGTCACAACAGTCAACATGCATATCCACGTATTAGTGACCCTGCATATCAGGAAGATCTACCAGTTTTAGCATCATCTACTAATCAGTTTACTGTTAATATTGGTACTACAGGTCAAGGTAATCTTGATGTAAGTGATGCAACTTACAATCCTTCTACTGGTGACATGACAGTCACAGTTGGATCACATGATTTGGAACCAGGTCAAGACGTTAGAATTATTGGTAACTCTATCAAGTTCTCATGTAATGCAGATAATAATGCTACAGACCATGCCTATCCTAGACCTACTGATCCTGCTGGAACATCATCTCTACCTGTTAAGTCAGTTGGTTCTTCTTATCATAGTTCAACAGATGCTTCATACAATCCTTCCACTGGTGATCTAGTTCTTACTGTTGCTAATCATGGATTCACTAATGGTGATAGAATTAAAATTGCTGATGGATCACTCACATTTACATGTGATATGGATAACCATGCAACTGAGCATGCATATCCAAGACTTAAGGATCCTAGCAATGGTAAGTGGTTAGTAATTTCTGATGCAACAACAAATACTTTCAAAGTTAATGTTGGTCAGGCTGGTGCTTCTCAAACATACACACCTACTGCTGCCACATACACAGCTGCAACTGGTCAGTTAGTATTAACTATTCCTAATCATAACATTCCTGTTGGTAAGAATATTACTATAGCACAGGATTCATTGAAGTTCCGTTGTGCAATGGGTGGTACTTCTGACATTAAGACTTACCCTCGTTCTAGTGATCCTATCTACTCAACAGGTACAGTAGTTACTGCTGCTGATGCTACAACAGTTACAGTTAATGTTGGTGCTTCACCTTTAGTCAGTCACACTCCAACGGATGCATCTTTTGATCCTGCAAATGGTTTGATGACATTGACTATTGGTTCTCATAACCTAACTGTTGGTGAGTCTGTTAAGATTGCTGATGCTGGAGTTACATTCACATGTGGTCAGGATAATAATGCTACAGACCATGCTTATCCTAGAACAACAATTGAAAGTCATACAGCAACCATGGCTGCCTATGATCCTGATACTGGTATCATTACAGTTACTGTTGCTGGTCACGGAATGCGTGATGGTGATTGGGTTAAGTTAGCAGATGATTCTCTAACATTTACATGTGCTCAAGATAGTCATGCTACTAACCACACATACCCAAGAGCATCTGATCCTATCAGTAACAAGTGGGTTAAGATTTCTAATACACAGACAAATACATTTGATATCCAAGTATTAGATTCTGCACCTTCAACCAACACTACAGATCATACATTTGTATCTGCTGTCGCTGGTGGTATTACTCAGAAGAAAGATAAGTCTTATGATTCACCTGTAGATATTACAGCTGTAACAGCAACAACAATTACTCTTGATGTTGGTAAGTCTTCTAACACTACTGTTCATGCATTTGTCTCTGCAACTGCTGACGCTATAACCAGTGGTGGTAACTATGGTCATACATTTGTTTCTGCTAATTATGGTGCTGTAACTGCTGACATAACTGAGAATCTATTTACACCAACAGGAGCAAATTATGATCCTGCAACTGGAGATCTTACTCTAACAATTGGTAGTCATTCTCTTGCAGTTGGTGATGGTATTACTATTGATGATAACTCACTGACATTCAAGTGTCAGATGGATGAAGAGCAGTCCAATAAACTTTATCCACGTCCAGCATCTAAAGGTCTTACTGCAACTACTGGTACAACATATAATCCTACAACAGGTATTGTTTCTATTACAACAACTGCTAATCATGGATTAAAAACTGGTGACTTTGTTAAGATCGCTGATGGTGCTCTAACATTCAGTTGTGGATTTAATGGAGCAACAGGTACTGCTGCTGAGAAATCATATCCACGTCCTAGTGATCCTGTAAGTGGTACATGGATTAAGGTAACAGAGACAGGTGTTGATTCATTTGAGTTCCAATGTCTTGAAGCTCTACCTTCTACTAACACAGACACACATGCATTTGTAAGTGGTGTTGCTGATGGAATCACACGTCAGACTGCTACTGATAGAGTATCTGGAAGATCTGTAGATATTATCGCTAGAACTGCAAATACAATTACAGTTAATGTTGGTGGAGCTGGAGATAACCAGACATGGACACCTTCTGCTGCTGATTATAACTCAACTACTGGTGATCTTATTCTTACAATTGGTCAGCATGGTCTTCGTGAAGGTGCAGGTATTGTTCTTAAGGATAATTCACTAACCTTTACATGTTCTAAGGATAATCATACTTCTAACCATAGTTACCCACGTCCTGGAATAGATCCATATGCAGGTGATAAATCAATCACTGTTAATAGTGTTGGTGCATCTATGCATAGTGTTAGTGGTGCAGAATATACTCCTGAGACAGGTGTTCTTAAACTAACAGTTAACAATCATGGATTCTCTAATGGTGATTACATCAAGTTAGATGATGAATCTCTAACTCTGACATGTGACCTTGATGGAAACGTAAGTCAGAAAAAATATCCACGGGCAGGATTTGACCCTGTAAGTTCAAGGTGGTTGAAGATTGCTGATAAGACTACCAATACATTTGAAGTCAATGTAGGAATCTCTTCTGATAAGTCAGTACATTCATTTGTATCTGCTGTTGCCAATGGATTACACAGACAGAATGGAACCATCACAGTTAACATTGGTGCTTCACCATTAAGTAACTACACACCTACTGCTGCATCTTATAATGCAGTCACTGGTGATATGGTTCTTACTATTGGAGTACATGATCTACAAAATGGTGAGAAGATTAAGATAGCACCTGATTCATTAACATTCCAGTGTGCTAAAGATGCTAATGCAACTAACCACACATATCCTAGAGTTACTGATCCAGCATACAATAGTGATCTAGAAATTAAGGATGCTACAACTACAACAATCACAGTTAATGTTGGTGCAGCTGCTGCTAATGATCAGTATGATCATACCTTTGTTAATGCAACTGCTAATGCTATCATCTACAACCAGAGATATACTCATACATTTGTAAATTCTGTTGCTAATGCTGTTCATTTCGAACCAGCATCACCACATACATTTGTAAGTGCTACTGCTAATTCAATCAAACATTATCCTACTGCTAATCATACATTTGTAAGATCAGTTGCTGGTAATGTTCAGAAAGAAACTGGAACATTTACAGTTAATGTAGGTGTTGCTTCTCTATCTAATCAGTATCCACACCAATTCAAGAGTGCGTCTGCTGGTGCTATTCAAACTGGTGGTTCTTACTTCCATAAGTTTGTTAGTGCAGTAAACAATTCTATACACAAAGTATTCACAGTTGCTGGTAATCAACAGTATCATAATCAAGATTGTATTGATGATGTTGTTGATCTACTTGAAGCAGTTGCTGATAACATTGCTTATGGTGGTAATGATAAGACATGGGATGCAGCATACTCATACAAGACTGGTGCTCATGTAGCTGGTGAAGAAGATGAAACCAATTATGTATTTGAGCAAGCACGTGAAATGGCTGCTCAAGCACTTAGAAACCAGAAGATTCTTGTTACTGGACATCATGGTCTTCCACAGGTATTTGATAAGAGTATTACATTCAATGAGGCTGATCCTCCAACAGATAGATTTGGTGATGCTCGTAACTTAGTTGTTGCTAACAAACTACTCATTGCTGATGAAGCATACGAGAGAATGTTGGTACAACATCCTGGATTTGTTCCTCCAACAGGTAACCAACAGGATTGTAAGGATGACATCGTAGACTTCGTTGAAGAAGTTTCATACAACCTAGCATATGGTGGTAACGATAGAGTTTGGGAGATGACCGATCTCTATGTACAAGGTATGGTTCAAGAGGTTGCTGGAGAAGAAACACAAACTATCCAAGCACTTAATCATGCACGTGATTTGATGATTCAAATCGCTAGGAATGAGAACATTGTAACACTTGGTTCTCATGGACGTACACAGGTTAGGGACACTACTATTACTGGTAGCGTTGCTCCTCATGTAAGTAACAGACATGCTGATGCTAAGAATTTAATCTTGGCTAACGTTGAGTTTGCAGCAGAGGTAGCACTGGGTAGAATGATTGCTCAGTTCCCTTCATATTCATGGCAAGCTGGTTACAGTTCTACTGATTGTTTAGATGATCTTAAAGATGTAGTTAAAGTTGTTGCACATAACACAGGTTATGGTGGTAACCATAGAGTATGGGATGCTGCTAACCTTTATGTTGCTGGTGCTCATGCTGCTGGATCTGAGAGTGAAACTATCTTTGCATTCAATGCAGTACGTGACATCATCAAAGAGATTGCTACTAACGTAGAAGTTACTGTTGGTGGTCACACATCATTAACTCAGACAAGAGATCTTACCATTACTAATGGTGTTATTAATGGAGATTGTAATGTTGTATTGAGTGCTATTGATACTTTAGTTGCTATCTTAACTGGCACAATATCTGATCCAACATCACTACAAGGTATAACACGTACAGATTCTGTTGGTCCTTGTGAGGACATGAGATCTGCTGTTGGTGTTCTTACTAAGATTGTAACTGATGCTATTACAGATCCTAGTACACTATCTGGTAAGAAACATACAGTAACAACATCAACTTATGATCCTACAACTGGTTGGTTAACACTTGATATTGGTGCTCATAGTTATACAAACGGAACCAGTGTACACATCGTTGATAACTCACTAACATTCACATGTGAGAGAGATAACAACGCAACAAATCATACTTATCCACGTTCAACCGACCCAGCTTCAAACAATGATCCTACCATTACTGGCACTACTGCTACCACAATCACGGTTAATGTTGGTGTATCATCTGATATCTCAACTCATACCTTCGTCAGTGCATCAGAGAAAATCGTAGTTGGTGGAGTTACAAGAACTCCTTCAGTTGGATCATGTGAAGATGTAAGATCAACACTTAATTCACTATTCAAGATTGTTATTGATACAGTTGAAACACCAACATCTCTTGACGGTGTAACAAGAACTATTTCTAATGGTGCTTGTCAACAGGTTGCATCTACAATCACAACTCTCTTCCAGATAATCACTGGAACTATTAACTCTGCTTCTTATCTTGACAGTGTTGAAAGGAACCCTGTTCCTCTTGGTCTAGAGTTTGGTCCTTCTATTAATGCTAATGTAACTAGCACTAACTCTTACTTACACTTTGAGTTTGCTGATCCAGTATATACAGCTCTTACTAGAACAGTTGACAATACTATCACACAGAATACAACGTATCCTCAGTGTGTTGATCAAGCAAATGCTATTCGTCAATACTTCGCTAATATTAGCACAATTATCCAAACTGGATTGGGTAGTGTGCCACGTCAGCAACCATCACAGTTAACTACATCATTATCATCTAGAGCAACAATCTTTACCTTAACACAAGGAGCTGGTGCTAACCCACATGATCTTGAGACAGGTACACCAATTAGATTGGTTCCACGTCCACGTTATGATACACAAACCAATTCTTATGTTGATGTTGATAAGCGTTTCGTTAGACTTCCTAATGGATTTGCTACGAACGAAACATATTATGTAATTGCTCCTGCAAGGAATACACAACCAGAAAATTATTCTGCTAATGCTGTATTCAATGGAAGTGATCAGACTAAGATTATGCTTGCAAGCAGCAAAGAGAATGCTGCTGCTGGTATCTACCTACACTCTGCTGAAGTAGAAGATATACATCCAGACATAGAGATTGATCTATATCAATTTGTTCTTGATGATAACTATGATCTACATCAATATGGTTGTGTACTTGATGGTGTAAGTAATACAAACATCCGTACAGATGTTCCACACATCTTTGATGTTCCATTCTCTAACATTACTGGACATACAGTATTCTTTAGAGAAAGAGAAGGTGGTGCTTTACCTCTAGTTGGTGCAGCATATGCTAGTGATACTACTGTTGCAGATAGTCAAGGTAGACTACTAGGTAACAGGTACTTCTTTGCTAGGTATCAAACAGAGAAAGTCTTTACTATCCATAAGACTAAGAGTGATGCAGAGCAAGGTGTTAACCCAATAACATATCAACCAGGTACTTACGACTTTAACGTATTTGCTAACAAGCGTCAGTCTCCAATGAGATTTGATCCAGCGTTTGTTAATCCTAATACTAACCCAGTAATATATGGTAAGTGGTACTTACAGGTTGAGAATAGCAACAATACAGATCAAATCATCAAGAGACTTAGAGAGTATGCTGATGGTATTGATAAGACAAATGATTCTTGGTTCGAGAGAATTAAGGATGAGAGACCTGCTAACGATAGACTATATCGTTTACGTTATGTTATACCTCAGTACTTACAATCTGTTCGTGATCCACTTAACGGATTCACTATTAAGACAAGGACTGATGAAACTAGAAGAATAGTACCTCAGAAGATAACTCTTAAGCCTGTCTCTGGTGGTACAACTAAGGCACGTTTCTCTAACCCAGTACAATCTAATGAGTACATTGGATATACTAAGCAAGAGTTCATTTCTAATAGTCTTAATGAAGAAATTGCATACGATCCATACAAGAAAGATGTCGTAGGTAATACACAGTTTAAGAAAGTTATTACATCACAGAACTATATCTCTATGACTATTCAGTCTGGTAGATATGTTCAGACTGGTGGATTAACTGATTACTTAGAACTAACTGTGTTTGAACATGGTGTTACTAATCCTGCATTACTTAACACTAAGTTTAATACTATTAAGATTACTGCACCTCAAGGTGGATCATTCACTGCTAACAAGACACAATCTGTAGAAGGTAACAAGGTCGAGTGGGCTGGTAACTCTAGTGGTTATGGTTATCTACATGCCATCATGCAAGTACCTGGTACTACTACATGGCACATGATCCTTAAGGATGTTGTTGGTAAGATTGATTATGATACTATTGACAACACAAGGTTCAGTCAAGGTACAGCATTCGCTGATCTACTTGCTGATGCTGACATGGGTAAGTCATTGGTACTTAAGGATCTTATTAAGAAAGGATATCCTGAATACTATTATAGACAGAATGGTGCTGGTGTTTATACTATCACACCAGGTGATATTATTGAAGACGATGCAAGCATCCAATACTATGTTGATTCAGTAGAAGATGTTGGTCAGATTGATGACACATTCTATGTCTTCAATACACAAGAGATTCAGAAACGTATCTATGGTCAGCAAGATGGTATCTATTATCTAACTGCTGTTCGTGGTAACATTTCACCACTACCTCAAGGTGCTGGTAACTTAGGCAACTTCAGGAACTTTAAGTTCTCCCAGCCTATCTCCTCACTATATCCATTAAACTATAAGAACGATCCTCTCTGGTATCAGCAGTTGGATGCAACATTAGTTGATCCACCTCAGACATACTCTGCTGCTGATAACTATGTTCATGGTCTTGTAAGAGTTAACGACTTCAAGGGTTCATTAACTCAAGAGGGTGTCATTGATCTAGTTAAGAACAATGCATTCGGAGACAATACTTATACACAAGTATCATCTGTAGTTGATAATAGAATCAGAGCACAGAAAGGTAACGCTGCTTCTGGATCTGAAGATAGATTAATTCCTATCGCTGGTGATAGTACAGTCGTAGCAGATCAACGATACTATGTTGAACTTCGAAGACCATCTATCGCAAGAGCTGGTAACCACACGTTTGAATATCTTGGTTTTGGTCCAGGTAACTACTCAACTGGTCTACCTCAACGTCAAGAGGTTGTACTCACAGAGATACAAGACTTCTATGCACAGTCTAAGAAGCAAAATGGTGGTCTAGTATTCTACACTGGTCTTAACTCTAATGGTGACCTATACATTGGTAACCGTAAGATTGATGCTATTACTGGTGAAGAAGTATTCCTTGAGTCTGCAACATTACAAGATTCTGGTGATGATGACGAGACACTAGGTAATCTAGTTACAACGTTTGATACTCCTGTTACATTTAATGAGTACATCACTGTTAATGGTGGTGAAGCTCAGGATAAGAGAAGTACATTCAACTCACCTGTTCTAATTAATGTTCTTGGAACTGTTAGAAACAACCCTGCTTTGGTAATTTCTTCCTTCGTTGATCCTGCTATTGATGATGGTTCTCTTGATAGATCAGCATTCGTCAGAAATGTCGAAACTGGTGGTGATATTGTCATTGCTAGGAATAAAATTTCCGCAGCAATTTTCCAGTTCAATAGTCGCAGAGATGGTCAAGGATACAAGATCTTAACACACATTACAGGTGCTACACCTTCTAATATTACTCCTGATCAAACTGGTGCATTTAATGTAAGTCAGATTGTTTCTTATGGTAATGCAGGTGCTCCTGATTCTGGTGACATGCTCCTTAAGGGTGGAAGTATTGGTAAGTCTGGATCACTTGGTTGGATCTATTCAAACTACTACACCACAATTGGTAATGCTGTTCCTGAATCCCTTGCATTTAATAACACTAACGTTATTACACTTACATGGGCTACATTAACAAACCAGCAACTTGGTATTACATCAGCTTCTGAACTTAGATTTAGTGGATTCTCCGATCCTGACTTTAATGGTACATGGCAAGTTATATCCAATGGATTTAATCCTGCTGCTAATACATTACAGTTTGCTATCGGTGCAACTAAAAACACTGTTAACAATCAGAACCCAAGAATGTGGTCTGATGAAGTTGTAGCTAATGCTAATATTACAATTGAATACTCCAATTCCAACTGGAAAGAGTGGGGTGTTCTTGGTGCTGAAGCAATTAGAACAGAGACTGATTCTATTGGTGACTACAAACTTGGTATTAACACAGTTGGTAGATCTGATAAGGAATCTTACAAACAAAACTTCGTTGATGCTAAGACAAACCCACGTGCAAACCTTGATGTTGTTGGTACTGCATTTATTAGTGGTAAGAAGATCACTGATTATGCATCACATGCAACTGATGCTACTAGAACATATCAAGATCGTACTGATGCATTCATGGTTGGTGGAGATTCTTCCTCACCAACAGATGAGTCAACCTTCAGAGTTTCTACCGCTAACGGTGGACGTGTTGGTGTTAATGTAACTGATGCTGAATTAGATAGAGCATTAGTTGTTGATGGTGAGTCTAGGTTTACTGGTGATGCTAGGTTTGAAGAAGATATCGAAATCAATGGTGGTGGTGGAGCTAATACTGCACAGATTAGAACATCTATTACTACAGGTAAGGTACAATTCTTCCCTAATGCTGGTGGAACTCCGTTCACTGGTGAAGTAGAGATTGCACCACTTGGTACTAGTATTAAGATTGCAGATGCAACTCCATCTGATCAGTTTATCAAGATAGGTAACTTCTCATTCCATAGTAATATTGACATTGGTTTTACACCTACAATGTCTACCAATATCTCTAAGGTACAGATAGGTGGTGCTTATGATAACAACGAATCATTATCATATACACTTATAGGTACTAAGTCATTCAAGACTAAGGGAGACTTCCAGTTAGGTACAGTTAGAGGATTACTTGACACTGTTAAGTTAACATCTACTGCTGGAACTGTTGAGTTCTTTGCTGGTAACTCTGCTACATCTAAACTTGACTTTGCTACTAACGCTTCTGATATAACAATCGCTGGTAAAGGTGGTAAGACTACAGTTAGAAACAACCTAGTAGTTGATTCTACTGCTAGATTTAACTCTGACATCACACTTTGTGGTGGATTTGCATCTTACTCATTCACAGCATACAGAGCACAGCAAGGATCTACTGCATTCGCTCATGCTAGTGGAGATCTAGGTAACAATATCTTCAACAGTAATGTTGATTTGATTGAAGTTAAGAGACTCGTTAATACTGATGAGAACTACAACGCAATTGATACAGCTGGTACTGGTGATTGGGGTGGATCTGTATTCCAGAATCCAATTACACAGATTGCTGGAACTGTTGAACCTCTAACTCTAACAGGTTTGAGTGGTGATCAATATTACTTACCACTTAAGAATCGTCCATACGATTCTAATGGTGTTCAGTATATTAATGAGCAAGATATATTACTCATTGATACTGATGATTCAGGTGGTACTAAGCATCCAGAATTTGTTAAAGTTATTTCTCTTCCAAGAATTAACGTTGCACCTTACTGGATCGTAGTTGAAAGACTACCATTTGGTACATTCACTGCTACTAGATCTGATCATCCAGATACTACTGCTATCTACAAGTGTACAGTACAGTATAATGCTACTTGGACTACTACAACTATAGATGATGCAGGTACTGAGGACAATGTATACCTAGCACAGTTCGGTGGTAATATTGAACTTGGTGATTATATAATCATTGATCGTAAAGATACAACTAACCCTGTTAATGGTATCTTTGATCAAGGTGAGGTATTCAAGGTCAAGGTTCTTCTATCTCAGGTTGCTAAGAAACTATCCATTAAGAATGGTTGTGATACAGCACAAGAAGAAACAGTCTTTGAAGTTGATTCAACAACTGGTGACATAGTTGCTGGTTCAGGTGGTACTACTATAATCAAGGGTACATTTAACCTTCAAGGTAGTTGTTCAACACCATATACTAACTCAACTACCAATAAGAAGTTAAGTATAACAAATGGTTCTGCCATTAAGACCTTCGAGGTTGACACTTGTACAGGTGACACAACAATTGGTAACCATCATGGTACAGTCTTCATGCTTGCTGAACAGTATGGTACATCACCTGCTGCATACACTAAGGGTGTTGATGAAGTACACGTCTACAGACATAATCCAATGTCTGAAATCTCTGGTGGTCCTCTATCAACACTTGCTGCTGCTGTTGTTACTGCAACATCTAACATTGAAATTCAAGGTAACCTAACATCATTCACTAAGGGTGATCTGGTTGCACTTTATACCACAGCATCTATTGAAATCATTCAAATTACTGATGATCCTTACACAGGTACAGGTGGTGAGTTAATTCTACCAACGGCATCTAATGCTGAATATAGTAACGGTGGTAGAGGAATGGAAGGCACTAGTGCTCAAGCATTCTCTATTGGTGCTAACCTTGTTAAGTTAGACAAGTATGATAGGACTACCACACTCTTACATGATGTTCCTGCATTGCAGGCTGATAGAGCAACAGAACTCAAGGCTAGAGACCCTAACACGAGTGATATTAGACTTGAAATCTCACTTGCTGATGCTGATTTAATTGCTCCTAAACTTGATTATGTAACTCTTGTAAGAATAGGATCTGAATTCTTCTTACCTGATTCTGTTGATGGAACACTTGATGCATTCTATGCGATCAAGATGCCTAAGCAGATCAGAGAACCTAATAATGTAGGTACTACACCTGTCAAACTATTTGGTGGTGGATCCACAACGATCAATCAAGATCTTGAGGTTATCAGTGGTGCTGTTAGAATGTATGGTTCTGATGGTAAGACTCTGGTCATGTCCATCGCTAACGATGATGGTCACTCAGGTGATGGATCACTAGAAGATCCTAAGACAGATACTGCTGGTCTTACACTTAAGGGTGCTGCTGCATTCTACGGTGATCTTAAGATTTACTATGATAACTGTCAGATGCATGGAGTCTGTTCAACTGAGACTTCATTCAGAGTTACCAACAGAGAAGGTAACGTCTTGATGGGTGAAACCTTCTATCAGGCTGGTAAAGTATTATCTGTTGAATCAGCAATTGATCCTATATTCCATATAGATAACTTAGGTGCTGCTGGTGCTGGTGGAACTGAAGGTCCAAAAGACTTTAAGATCTATCAGAACAATGCTATTGATTCATTCGGTATTGAGAAATACTGGACTGCTGGTGGTGGTAGAAGACACACTTATGTTGCCTTTGATCCTGGAACTGGTATTGGTCAACAGCAAGACAATTCACTTCAGGTTAACCAAAACTATATGATTAATGCAGCTTCTGGTGCTAACATGGTTCTATACCTACCAGATAATGCACAGACAGGTGATATGATTAGATTCATTGAACTTAGTGGTAACCTAACATATAATACAAGTTTGATATTACGAGCCAAGAAAGCAAATAATGTATCGGTAGCGATTCAAGGTGACACAACTGGTTCGAGGATTGCTGCTGGTTCTGGACAAACATTATCAACAGCATGGGATTCAGGTGAATTAATTATACAGACACGCAACGCATCGTTCGGTCTAGTTTACGCTGGTACTGTTGACGTTGAGGGTTCTGCATCTGCACAGACCATTCCTCCAGCACTAAGAGGATGGTGGTTAATAGAACTATAAAGACATGACTGCACTCTACGATTCTATCAAAAGTATGAGAACTGCAAAGGTAGGAACTATCCTACCTTGGGGTGGTGATGGAGGAAATGGTTTCCTTGCTTCTAATATACCTAAAGGGTGGATAGTTTGTTCAGGACAAACAATAAAAGCTTCTGAATATCCATTGTTAGCATCAAATTTAGGTGACACCTATGGTGGTAGTATGACTGATGCTCAAGGAGATGATTATCCATTTCCTTATTATGGTTATGATAATGCTACGTTTAGATTACCTCAACTTTCTAGTACTGCTTTAGTTGATTTGGAGAACACTGATCTTAATCAAACAAAGTATCAAATGAATCAGAATGATGCTCAATCTGTAGTAGGTTCTTTAGTTTCTGATTATGGTGAGACAACGCCAATTAGTTCAACTTATGAAGCAACTTCTGATATTGATTTCACACTTAATATAGCTGGTAACTTATACTTTAAGTTCACTGATATAACTTTATTTCAACCTGATTTTGTTGAGACAATATACACATTAAATCGTAAGTTGGGTATTAATCATACTCCTGCACATAGTCATTCTGATAGAATCACTTCTGTTAACGCAAACCCTACAGGTGTGTTTGTATTCAGAACAGATTCAGGTGTTGAAATGACTGGTTCAACACAGACTACTTGTATGAATGAGGGACCAAAAGAATGTGTATTGATAGATGATAATCCAACAACATGGCAAGAAGGTGCTACAAGTCTAACATTCTATGGTGATGCAACTCATGAACATACTCTACCACGTTGTGATAGTTTTCAAGAGTTTATACAGGACAGTTCTAATAAAGACTACTGGGGTTTTGTACCTGCTGGTGCTAATAGCTGGCGTACAAATGCTAGTGATAGAGGATCTGGACATGCTAGTACAACATACACACAAAATATTTTCAGTAGAGGATTTACTGATGCGTTAAATGCTACTATACCAGTAGATACACATAAAACTCCATGTCATACTGGATATTATCCTAGACCAATGGAATATAGATCTAGACCAAACTTCTATGGGTATGAAACAGGATCACCAGTAAGATCTGATGGTTTGATAGACGATCCTGAGACTGCACCAGTGTTTAGTGTTACTGGTTGTATATTAGATGGTACTAGTAAAATTATATTACCTGCTGGTACTGATATTAGGAGAACTTATGGTACTTCACCAGATACATGGCAACAATGGGATAAAATAGTTCCTTTAATGTATGTTACACCAGTTAATGTTGATGATAAGTATGATGTATTAAGAGAAGGTACATTTATTCAAACAATGGAACCTGCTGCTGATCTTGGTACTAATCCTACACCACAGTGGGAAGTTACTCTTAATGTAAGTACACTAGTAACTGGTACATTTGATCTTAAGTTCAGGCATGGTTCATGGCCAGTGTCATTGAATCAAGGTGCTACAAATAAAAATCCTCTTGAAACTTCTTTCAGAGCACATAATCATGGTAGTTTTGAAATTGCTCAGGGTCTAGGATCAATGGCTGGTCCTCCATCACATACTGCTGCCAATGCAGATGGTTCTGCATTACAAGCACAAAGTTTAGAAAATGCTCTAAATATTTCATGTGATACTACACAACCTTCATTAACTATGACATTTATCATAAAGGCATACTAATGACAACATTCTACTCTAAAGAGAGAGCAAAATATGGTAATTTGACAGGCCAGGTAATTATGTGGCCAGTAGAATATACTGGAGATCCTGATGCTATTCTCAACAAAAGAAATTTACCTGCTGGTTATTTAAAATGTGATGGCACAAAATACTATGCAGATGAATATCCACAACTTGCTGCTATTTGTGGAGTAGGTAATGGATGTAAATTTATTAGAAGAAATATTGATGGTACACCATTTGATACATTACAAGATAATCAATTTATGGTTCCTGATCTTGGTTCAAAGTATCCAGAACCAACTTCGGGTGCTAACGCAGGAGTATATAATAATATAAGATTAGATAATGCTTTAGGTAATGAGGTAAGTCGTTCTGGTATAGGTATTGAGGCAGTGTCTGCTATTGGTACTAATGTTAGAATAGATTATAGTGGAACTATTTCAGTACCAAGTCAAGAGATTGATGTTAGAGGTAAACCTTCTTGGTCATATGCTGGTGCAACACATCGTACAGATAATGAAGGTGTAGAGGAAAATACTATTCATCCACATACACATTTCCATTCTGCTGTAAGAGCAAGAAACATGACCACTAATGAAACTAGTAGTCAAGCTCCATCTGTAATGGGTCAGACAGGTAGGAGAAATGCTAGTACTATAGCTATCCAAGATTGGTTAGATGCTACTGTAAACTCAAGTAATATACCAGGATCTGGTCAGATGCCTTGTCTTGGTAAATCTCAGTGGAGAAGTGGTCTTGGAGCAACTAACCAAATTGGACTTAACGAGACTGTATACTATGGTGGTTGTCTTGTAACAGATACCAATACAATGTCATGGAGTTGTATAATGAATGTTGATTGGAATGATGCCACTAGAGGTCCAAATGGAGAGTCGTTGAACAGACAAACTTTAGCAGGTTCTGCTGATAACTCTAATATAGCAAAGTTTAGGAATAGTTATCAGTTTTTTGGTATTGGATGTTTTTCACCAGGATCTGGAGCAACTATCCAAGCACCTAACTATATTAATACTCCCAAAACTTATTATCAAGGAGCACCTGGTGTGCCAAATGATTTTGCTGGTAATAGTTTATATGATGTACTCCCATTACAATCAGAAGATTCTATTAATGAGAATCGTGCTATACCAGACATTGATCAAGTTTCAACAGAAACAGAAGAATTTACTAGAGAGAGTGATCCAACAGTACATAATCATCGAATAGATATAGAGAAAGGTGATCATAACTATCAAGTTAAGACTGCTGCTATTGCTATACCACCAGATAATTTATCAACTACTATGACAATAGGGGAAGATTCATCAGTATCAATTGATTCTGCATGTCAACCCTTTATCATTATGGAATTTCTAATCAAGATATGACATCAACTCAATCATACAGAAATCCTAGACAAGGTTTCTATACAGATCTTACCGTAGATACTACACCAGTGGGTGCTATTGTACCCAATTTAAAGACTGGCACAAATTCATTTGACCATAATTTTGTTAAGTATGGTGCTACAGCATTTCCAGTATTAACTGAGTCTGCTGGTAATGCATATCTATTAGGTGATGACCCTGCATATACACATGATGGTTATCTTTATTGTAATGGTGATGAGTATAATATAGGTGATTTTCCAAGTTTATATCAAATAATTGGCAATAAGTATGGTGGTAGATCTAGTAGTGGTATTGATGTAATCACTGGTGGAGCAGGTTATACATCTGCTCCTTCAATAACAATTTCTGATCCTCCTACTGGTGGAATAACAGCAACATGTGAGGCTGTTGTTGAGTCAGGTAAAATAAAACATATCAATCTTATTCTTCCTGGTAAGGGATACACAGAACCACCTTCACTAACATTAACTGGAGGTTTTACAGGAAACGGTACAGGTAGTAGTATTCAAGGTTATACTAATGTTTTAGCTTACATAGGTGGTATTTTCTATACTGTTGGTAATAATTACACAACTACTCCTTACTCTGGATCTGGACTTGGATCTGGTGCAACTGTCAATATACTTACAATTGGTACGTATCAGGCTGGTGGTATTGGCACAATTGCTATTGCTAGTGGAGGAACTGGGTATGTTGTAGGTGATAAACTTAAAATAAATCATAAGTATCCAGGAGCAATAATGTCTTCCACTTATGTGAGTGGTGAAGGTGCTAATGCAAATAGAACTGGTGGAGTAACATATGCTGTAGAAGTTTTAAATTCATGGACATCAGCTGATGGTGAGGGTGGAGAATTTAATGTTGTTGTTGCTGCTGATGGTTCTGCTACTCTTGATTGGGGATCAGATTATATTCCTGGACCTAATGGTAACAGAGGATGGAATTATGTACAGAATGAGACCATAACTATTCCTAGTTCTTCTATTGGTGGTGGCGATGATCTAGTCATAAAAGTACTGAGTGTTACTGGTGATGGTGAAAGAGGATCTATTGAAGTTACTTCTGTGGGTGCTGGTGGTGCATCATTTGAAGTAAGATTAGGTAGTGATGGTGATATTGAAGGCATTAATACTAATAATGTAATGGAGTGGTGGGGTGACCCATACTTAGGAACATTCTGTGTACCTGATTTAAAAACTAAAAAGGTTGTAGGTAATGGTCCTGTATTTGGTCAGAACTCACCTAACGTAGGTAATTCACAACTTGGTGTTGGTACAACAGGTGGAGCATGGTATCTTGCCAAAGAACAACAAGATGAATACTTCTCGCTTGGTAGAATAGTTACTAGTGGTTATGATCAAGTTGTTGAGTCAACTGAATGTAGTATTATTGGTCAACAACAAATTGAGATCACAATGAGAGAATCTAAACTCTCTGGTGCTCCTCAACATAATCATACAGTATATCATTCAGAACCAGGATTTAATAGTTATCAAGCAGAAGCATCTGGTGATAGATATCTTCAAGACTATCGTGAAGGTAAAGGTAGACTTAGTAGATGGTATCCTACTGGTGGTATTGTATTCACACACAAACATGGATTACTAAGAAGTCCTATTACAGATAATACTGTTGCTACCTATGATGTATTTGATGCAGTTGGTGGTGCTGGTGGTTGTGGATCAATTAAAGATCCATCAGCAACTGATAAGTTTTATATGGCATCAGGTGCTTCTGACGCTGGTACATGGGAATTTCAAACTTATATACCAGAGCCAGTAATGAAAAAATTTACTGGATCATCTAATATAGGTGGTAGAACAGTTAATAGTGGTGGTACTGCTGTTTATGATTTTTCAGATGAATGGGAATTTACATCACCAGGATCATATAGTATAAACTTAGGAAATGTATCAGGTACACCAGACAGATTAATCTATCAAGTTATTGGTGGTGGAGGATCAGGTGCTGCTGGTACTTCTCAAGGTAATGATGGTGGTGACAGTGTTATAGTTGTTGGTAGTGAGTTGACACTAACTGCTGAAGGTGGAACGAAAGGTGGAGCGTCGTCAGGGATGCAAGGTGGAACAGGTGGTGCAGGTGGTCAAGCAACCAGCAGTGGTAGTGTAAGTGCTGGTGGAGCCCTTAATGGATTTGATGGTGCAAATGGAGCAACTGGACAAACATCACTTGGATATCCATTAGCAGATTATCCAAATGATCCTATGGGTGGTGGTCAAGGTGGTACTGCTGGTGATTATGGTAAGGGTAGTAATGGTATAAACTTATTGATAGGTGGACAGAGTGGTACATTTACTGAAACACTTACTGGTATAACTGGCACTTTCAACTTTGTTAATGCTAGTGGTGGTATAATCACAAATCCATCATCAGTAAATTTCGTTGTTGCTGGAGGTAAAGGTGGAACTGCTGGTCGTGGTGGATACACAGGATATAATGGTGCTGTTGTATCTGTTGATTTAGTTTCAAGTGAGTTAGATGAATTCAATCAAGGTACATGGTCATTTGTACGTGGTACTGCTGCTGGTGGTAGAATGAATGGTAGTGGTGATCATGGTGGTAATGGTGGATATGGTGGTGAAGGACACCAAGAAGCAGATGGTGGCGGTGGTGGAGCATGTTCCATAATAAAGAGAGGAACACAAACATTGGTTGGTGCTGGAGGAGGCGGTGGTGCTGGTGCATCTGGATACGACGGAGGTGCTGGAGTTAATGGTTCAGGACCACCATCAGGGTATTCATCTCCAGACGGAACAACACAGGCATTAGGTACAGGTGGCGGTGGTACAGGTGGCCACTACGGATGTATCGGTGGTGGAGGAGGCGGCGGTGGCTCAGGAGTCGCTAGAAACGGTATTACATTTGGTGGTATAGGAAACGGTGGTGCATCAGGTGGTCCTGGAGGTGCTCCTGGTGGAGACGGAGGACACCAAGGTGGTGGTTCAGGACAATCAGGAGTTAGTTCTTATCGTTCTGACTGGTTTACTCTTAACTCATTTAGTCATTCAAATGACTATGGTGGTGTTAATAATGGTAATGGTTATGCAACCGCAACTGTTGTATATAATAATGACTACTGGACCTCTGGAGGAGGTGGTGGTGGTGCTGGTGGTCTTTGGGCAGGTGATATTGGTTGGACTGGATTAAATAATCCTGGATCCATATCAGTAACAGTTGGAGCTGGTGGTGCAGGTATTAATCCAGGTGGACAAACTACTGGATCTACTGCAAGTGGTGATGGTGGATACGTCAAGATTGGATTGGGTAAGATTGTTGGATACAGTGGTGGACAAACAGGTACATCAGTAGGTGATATTGTTGCAGCTGGATCACAAGACAATACAGTATGGGATGTAAATGTTGTTGGTAATGGTCAGGGTACTGGTACTGCTGGTAACTTTAAACTGCCAACCACACAAGTACCAGACGTTTATATTGTTGGTGGTGGTGCTACTACTCTTGCTGAAGCGTCAGTAACTGTAGCAAATAATAAAGTAACAGCAATCACTTTAGATTCTGCTGGTGCTGGATATACTGAGACACCATATGTTTATGTTATGAATGGTGCTGGTGGTGGTACTAAGATTACATCAACAATTGATACACAAGCAGAAAATATTGATCAATTACTATTAACTGCTAATAGTTCAACACAATATACCAACTACGTCAAGTTCGGTGGTCTCAGTGGTACAACTGGCACACGATTCATTGAATTAGTTCCAGTTGATACAACCAACACACATTATTTTTCGATCAAAGCTTGTCGAGGTAATGGTGTTAATGGTGGTGATGTAGCAGAAGAAGTGCTACGTGTATATTATCAACCTGCTGATACAACTGGTTGGACATTGATTGATACTATTATTACACCAAACTCTCCTAGAACTGATCCTATTATTGGTGATGTTCCTATTATTAGTGAAGCATGGGATGGTGCAAGTGGTGCTACTCAATGGTATACTTATTCAGTAGGATTACCACAAAATGCTAGAGGAGTTGGTACTAAGATTAAGATTGAACAACCACGTGCAACACCTAGTGCCTCTAATGATAATGACTTAGACAGTGACCATTATGGTATTGCTGAATTCATTTACTGGAATGAGAAGGTAACAGGTCTTGTATTTGTTCCTACTGCTGGTAAGATCAGTAAATCTGCTGTTGATAAACTATCATATACTGTTCAAGGTGAGACAGGTCCAGGTATTACATATAGTTCTGGTTTACAAGCATCTGAAGCAACGTTGACATTAAAATCAACTACTAAGATAGAACCACAGGCTACTATTGATCCTGATATAGATGTTCCATTGATCACAACATATAGATTATGTAAGTACTTGATCAAAGCTTTCTAAATACTACGGAGATACTAATAATACAATGGCAGATGCACCAGTACTGCAAGTACAGTTAGATGTAATCAATCAAGAGATTGAGTATGTAGGTACACCAAAAACTATTCCCGAATCATATTGGAAGGACACGCTCACTCCATTGTTATATCCTTTATGGGACAGTGACAAGGATAAACTTATCGTATTCCAGTGGTATACCAATGACACATACATTGCAAAGCGTAGGAAGTACGTAAAAGACTTTAAGACTGACACATATTCATGGGTTGACTATGAGATGGAGCAAGTTGGTGTTGCTGAAGCAACTGCACTTAAGGATAAATTAATTGATGGATTCTATTTAATTGATTCACTTGAGAATGATGAGTTCAGTAATGAACTCGCTAGAATGTATTCTAAACAGAAAGAAATCTCACCTTTGAGTATAAGACTAGCAAGAAATTTCCTTTTAGATGAAACAGATTGGACACAGTTACCTGATGCACCAATTGATGCTGATCTTAAAGCACAGTATACATTGTATAGAACTAAACTAAGAGAACTAACTGAGTCTACTGAGTTTAGTACAGAAACTGCTGAAACTAAGTTTCCCATTGCTCCTGAATTTTATAATAAAATATACAAGGTAGACTTTCCAACTGAAGCATACTTGCAGACTGATGGACAGTTCATTAAGATGGGACAACACCGTCTTAAGAAGTTTAGAGATAAGATAGCATATTTCTTGACACTCAAGACAGAGACAGATGCCACTTATTTTAGTGACCTACTGATTCAGTATGAGTCATTCAAGGTTAACATGACACAGGCTGTGCATAATGATTTGACACTTGAAGAGAACAAAGATATCTTAGAAAAAATTATACAACAAGCTAATGATTCTCTCGGTGAGTTAGAATAATGATTATACAAGGCAACGAATTATCTGTATTTGACTTGATGGAGTACTATGCCAATAGGAATCAATGTCACCTAGTGTACATGGATCTTAGCAAGTATAATACTCTTGACGCAAGCAAGAAAGCAACTGTCAATACATGGTATCAGGATTTCATCGATGAGTATGCACTTGACATAATCAAACAGGGCGTGTATACTACTATCAGGTTTGAATCAGAAGAGGCTGCTACACTGAATGCTGCTTCTTGGTTCCCTAGACAGGCAGACTGTCCTGACTCAGACCATTTCATAAATGCGTATGTCTTAGATACATACGGTGATATAGTATGGCAAAACGTACCAGTAAACCCAAGTTAGAGAAATTAGACAATCCGCATCTATTAGAAGATAAGTTTATGATGCCAGGTATTTGTATTGCAAAACCATACGGTGAATGGGCTGCTGTCCCTATCATGGGTAAACATAACAGATATATGGTCATACACAATGGCGAAATGATCAAGGCATGTAGTTATGACGTTGCCTATAACTTAATAATGAAACACTATTAATGAAAGATTACATATTATTTGGTGACTGTCTTGACTCACTCAAGATAATTGCAAATGAAGAACAGAAGGCACGTATGTGTGTCACATCTCCACCTTACTATGGTTTGAGAAACTATGGTGATGAAGAGAAACAGTTAGGTCAGGAACAATCACCTGAAGAATATGTTGATAATATGGTTAATGTCTTTCGTTTAGTAAGAGATTGTCTTACTGATGATGGTACACTATGGTTAAACATAGGTGATTCATATTATAATTACAGAAAGGATGGGTGTATACCTAAACAAACATTCTCTAATAACAGACAAGACTTACCTAAAACTACACCACGTAGATCTAATAAACTTGTAGGATACAAAGATAAAGATCTTATTGGTATACCTTGGATGCTTGCATTTGCACTACGTGCTGATGGTTGGTATCTAAGGCAGGATATTATATGGCATAAACCTAATCCAATGCCAGAGTCAGTTAGAGATCGTTGTACTAAAGCACATGAGTACATATTTCTATTAAGTAAGAGTAAATACTATCACTATGACAACGAAGCAATCAAAGAACCTGCAAAGGACTGGGGAACAAGAGATAGAACAAATGGAAAGTATCACAATCCAGGAACAGGACTGCAACCGCATACAGGTCTTACAAAATCATATACAAAACGCAATAAACGCTCTGTCTGGTCAGTAAATAAAAAACCATACAAGGGTGCTCACTTTGCTACATATCCTGAAGAACTCATTGAACCATGCATCCTCGCAGGTTCAGAGAAGGGTGATATAATATTAGATCCGTTCATGGGTAGTGGCACTACCGCATATGTTGCTAAGAAACATAGTAGAGCATACAGAGGGTGTGAATTGCATAAGGAGTATGACAGTTTAATAAGTGACCGTATTCGCACCATTCCAAACAAATTACCGTTATACTAAGAATGTTGAGAGGAACTGATGTGGTTCCTATGCCCCAAACCTACTGACTAGTCTGACTTAGAAGCAGACACATGACCGTTGGTAGAAACCTATTACTGCACATGACAGATGGTTGAAAGTGGTGGGGGTTCAGGTGTAAGCGATTCCCATAGGGTAAATTTGGGCAACATGGGTGAAACCCAGATCAGTGCCCCACGTTCCTCTCACACTA